TGTAGCGTTGATGTTATCTACCGCATTTACATGGTCAACACGTACAGGCTTATAACCAAGGTCTTCACAAACAGGGGCTATAAGATACTTATATACATTGTCAGCTCTTTCCCTAGTAGGTGTACCAGATTCACCAATAGCAGTCACAATAAAACAAATTTTTTCAGTCATAATTATACTCCGCGAATTTTATTATCTTTATTATACCAAATTTAGAAAGGAAAAAAACAATGAAACCTAACCGATATCCGTATAGAGGGGGAAAAGGGCATGTCTTCGTAAAGGCAGATCCTGAATTAGTAAAAACATTAAACCTCGATTCTAATAATATGAATACACAATTATTAGATGTTGACATAACAACGTGGGGCGATGTCTTGAAGTTGATTATTTCATAAACAAAAAAGCACCTGACTGCAATCAGGCACTTAGAAAATTATTCAAGAAAATTATATCACAGAAAAGGAGGAATAGCTAGTGGCGATAGAAGAATTAGGAGAAAAATGGAAAAGTGATTTATTTGAAGAACTCGTTCAGTTAGCCATCGAAGCAACGAAAGAAGCTGATAGAAGACTTTCTAAAAAAATCAATATGGTCTCTATTAATGTTGTTATGGATGCCACTGGATGGGGAAGAAAAAGAGTTGAGACTTTTCGAGATCAAGGAAAATTCAGTTATCAACAAAACACAAAAGGTGGCAAATACTTGTATGACTTAGATGATGTATTAAGATTTCAACGTCAACTTATGAAATAGGAGTTTTAACATGAGCCTATTAAACAAAATAAAATTATATTTTTCAGGAATTATCGAGGAAGTAAATCTCGATTGGAAGAAAGTCGCTCTGGAAATCAATCAACAATTGATTGAACTGCAAATGAAATACCAGGATGCAATTCAACGTATTGCAGATCTTGAAAAACGATTAGCAATCTATGAAGAAAAGGAGAAAACAAAATGCTAGAATACCTATATTTAATAACTATCACACTTGTATGCCTTTGGGCGCTAGTAAATGAACTGGATAGTCATGCTAAGTCTCAAAAGGAAAATAAACAATTAATCGCTAGTAATATTGCTCGTATGAATCTGAGGAATTCAGATAAGCAATTTACATATGACGTAGATCCACCAATAGGACTGAAGTAAGGAGAAAAATATGAGTGTAAGTCGCAATATGACCGAAATGGAAATTCGTGTGTTAAATATGATTCTTAATTGCGCTACGTTCGACCTTCCAATTCAAGCAAGTGAAATACGTTTAGAAACTGGACTCTCAAAACGTAAGTTAGAAGAAGTCATTGAAAGTCTTCGAGTTAATTTTAGACACCCTATTGTAGCTAAGAAGACGAAACCGAACGGGTATTACTTACCACAAAGCGAGGAGGAGCGACAAGCTGGTCTAGCTCCTTACCGTAGACAAATCTTAACCGAGCAAAAGAATCTTGCTGCTGTCATGAATATTGACTTAGAAAGCTACTGGAGGAAGAGTGTATGAGTGAAGATTTTAGAATATTACCTCATGATCTAGTTGCAGAGCAGTCGGTTCTGGGTGCTGTATTTATCTCACCTGAATCTATTATCTATCTAGCTGACGAATTAACTCCTGACGATTTTTACAAGCCTGCCAACAAGATTGTATTTAAAACTATGTTGTCATTGCTTGAAAAAGGTGAGCCAATCGATGCTACGACTATGGTGTCTGCTCTTACCAATCAAGGTGACATCTCAAATATCGGTGGTATAAACTACGTTGTCGAGTTGGTAAATTCAACACCAACTTCAAAAAATGTGGAGCATTACGCAAAATTAGTAAAAGAGAAGGCAACTCTTCGGAAAGTCATCGCTGACTTGTCTGATTCATTATCTAGTGCCTACCAAGGTGATGTATCGATTGGTGACATCATTGCTAAAACTGAAAAATCCTTACTCAATATCAGTAATCAAAATGCAGGTACTGGATTTCGTAATGTGGCTGAAATCCTAGACACACATATGCAAATAGTTGAGACTCGATCGCAGACAGATGGATTTGTGACAGGGATTTCTACAGGTTTCATAGGATTAGATAAGATTACAACAGGTCTTCATGAGGATAATCTTATCATTCTTGCTGCACGTCCTGCTATGGGTAAGACTGCATTAGCGTTGAATATAGCAAAGCATGTAGCTGTTAAAGAAAATAAACCAACTGTTATTTTTTCACTCGAAATGGGAGCAGAAGACTTAATTGAACGTATGGTGGCATCAGAGGGAATGGTTCCAGCTTATCATCTAAAAACAGGTAACCTAAGCACAGACGAGTGGAGAAGACTTGTGCACGCTCAGAGTAATCTCTATGATGCTCCTATATTTGTAGATGATACGGCAGGTATTCGTATTTCAGAAATTCGCTCAAAAGCTCGAAAACTTTCTCAAGAAATGGGTGGGCTTGGTGTCATTATCATTGACTACTTGCAGTTAATTACTGGATCAAAAGGAGAAAATCGTCAGCAGATAGTTTCTGAAATATCAAGGGAATTGAAGATACTTGCAAAAGATTTAAAAGTACCAGTCATTGCTTTATCTCAATTAAGTCGTGCAGTTGAACAGAGACAAGATAAACGGCCAATGCTAGCAGATTTACGAGAGTCTGGCTCGATTGAGCAAGATGCTGATATCGTAGCATTCTTGTATCGTGAGGCCTACTATCAGAAGGAACAGGCAGACAGTCAAGAAGCGAATAACGTAACCGAGCTAATCCTGGAAAAGAATCGGCATGGCAGTTTAGGCACAGTGAAGTTGTATTTTCACAAAGAATACACAAAATTTTCAAGTGTGGAGGATATATAACCATGATTAAAAAAAGTGAAGTCACTGGTTTCTTATCGTTTTTCAAATTTCCAAAGCCATTCATCTATGATGAAAAATATAAGACTATGAGCAATAACGCTAAAATGCTCTATATGCTTTTGTTTGATAGGTTAGAACTATCTTTAAAAAATGGATGGCATGATAAAGAAGGGAACGTTTTCCAGTATTACACAAATGAACAGTTGATGATTGACTTAAATTGCAATAGCAACAATACGATTATCAAAATCAAAAAGGAGTTGAAAGATGCTGGTCTAATGACGGAAGTAAGACAAGGAATGAACTTACCAAACCGTATTTATCTTGATGCTCTTAATGGAAGTGTAGAAAGTACATTTCAGGAAGTGCAAAAAGTGCACCCTGGAAGTGCAAAAAGTGCATTTCAGGAAGTGCAAAAAGTGCACACAATCAAGACTGAGAATACTAAGACTGAGAATAACAATAATAAATTGTTGATTTGTAAAGAAGTTATTTCTTATCTAAATTTAAAAGCTAAGAAGAATTTTAAGATTGACACTGATAGTCATCAAAAATTTATCAAGGCAAGGCTAAAAGAGGGTTATGTCCTTGAAGATTTTAAAAAGGTTGTGGACATCATGGTCGCTAAGTGGAAAGGTACAGAGTATGAACAGTATTTGCAACCACAAACGCTTTTTGGCAATAAGATGGACAATTATCTGAACCAACCTATGCCACGAAAAGTTCATTCTTTTCAATCAGCAGTTGATGAAAGGCTAGGATTTTAAATGAAACAGTTTAAACAATTCAGAACCAGAACAGTTCTTGATGATGTCTGTGAAATACATGGATGCCATCTTTGGTCTGTCAAAATTCCTATCAAGGGAAAGGTTGAGGAAATCAATCAATGTCCTGAATGCGAGAAAGAGAACATTCGTCTCTTTGAAAAGCAGTTGAATATGGAATCAGAGGTTAAAAGTAAGCTATCAGATACTTACGAGGTCTTTGCTCGTGACAGTATCGTTTCAAGTAAGCTTGCAACCAAGTCACTACATGACTATGAGATTCAGGTTGATATTGATGAAAAGGCTATGAATTTTGTGAAGCGGTTGGAACGTGAATATGCCAAAGGAAGAACAGGAAACGCTATTATTACCGGTCCTTCAGGAGTTGGTAAGAGCCATCTAACCTATGGATTGGCTCGATTTCTCAATGAGCAATTTAAGTCTTATGATGAACCTAAAAGCGTGCTTTTTGTATCAGTAGTGACTTTGTTTGACAAAATTCGTGAGAACTTTGAGTATGACAATGGATATTCAGAAGCTAAGATAGTTAAGTTATTGTCTGAGGTTGACTTCCTCTTCTTGGACGACCTTGGGAAAGAAAGCCGTAAAGCTGATACAAAGCGAAACGAATGGGCTCATCAGATATTGTTCAAGATCTTGGATAATCGGACAAATACCATTATCAATACGAATTTGAGCAGTGAAGAGATTAAAGAGCTTTATTCTGATGATTTTGGGAATGGTGCTCTCTCTAGTCGAATTTTTGAAGGAGCAACAGGAAAATGTTTTGTATATCCATCCAGTATGAAGGATAGGAGGTATTGATGTTAAAGCTCTATTTTGTCTTTAATGGACATCGAAGGTTATTTCTTGGAGAATACAACAATGTTGATGATCTCATTGAAGACATGATGGACCATCAATGGGCACACTCTGGGATAACTAAACCACATTTTGTAAAACATATCAAAAAGGACAGCGTTAGATTTGATTATGGCGCAAGGGATTGCTACTATCTGGCAATCAAATAGGAGATAAAAATGATTAATAATGTAACACTTGTAGGAAGATTAACACGAGACCCTGAATTAAGATATACACCATCAAATATTGCAATTACGACATTCAACATGGCAGTTAATCGTAATTTTAAGAATCAAGATGGGAACCGTGAAGCTGATTTCATTAATTGCATGATTTGGCGACAACAGGCTGAGAATTTTGCAAATTGGGTAAAAAAAGGAAACCTTGTAGGTATTACAGGTCGAATTCAGACTCGTAGTTATGATAATCAACAAGGGCAACGTGTCTATGTGACAGAAGTAGTTGCTGATACATTCCAACTACTCGAAAAGCGTGATAATTCTGCAAACCAGGCAAATATCGAAGATCAGATGCCAGCAAGTTTTGGAGCTACAAATCCTTTGGATATTTCAGATGATGATATGCCATTTTAGGTGATTTATATGAATGATGACTTAAAGAAGCAGCTAATTGAAGGCTATGAGCGAGAGATTGAGAAAGCAGAATCACACATATCAGAATTAACTGAACCGTGCGTTAAATCACTTGCACATTCACGGGCAGAAGAACGTGGTTACTGGAAAAAACGAGTGAAGGAATATAAAAGTAAAATCAAGGAGTTAAAAAATGAATAAGCAAGAATTAATTGAGAAAATTGAAAGTTTACCAAGTCTAACTAGTATTACTAGCATTAGACCGTATGTTGACAAGAAAATTGTTTTGGGGTTAATTAGTCAGTTAGATGAACCTGAAAAAGCCGTAATTTCTAAATTTGTGGCGGATTTGCTCGAGGAAAGGAAAGAGAAGCGGTATATCGTGAAGATGAAAGGTTTAAATGAAGATAGTAGCTATCTCAATTATGATTCAATTGATGATGAATGGTATTTCACTGATGCTGAAAATGGACCTGCCGTAGGAACACACCACACCCGAAAACAATTAGAAGAAGCTGGTTTCGGCTGGATGTTTGATTGTAAGGGTTTGGAAGTTGATGAGGTGGTAGAATGAATAAAAAAGAATTGATAGATTATTGTAATGCCATAAAAGAAAATAAAAGTCAAATTATAAATTGTATTGATGTAAACGGAATTATCAAAAAAATCGAACAACTAGACGAACCCGAAAAAGTGAAAGTTCCGCAGTTTGTGGCGCAATATATCGAATGGACAAAAGGAGAAGATTATCATTTGTTAGGTGCGATGATTGAAATCAGAAGTCATAAAAACAAAGAAATTGACGAATGGTTCGAGTTCAAGGAAGATGACAACATGGAAACATTCGCCAGAGCGTGGCTTGATGGCTACGAGGTAGAGAAAGAACCGAAGTATACGGTTAAATTTAAAGCTACTAATCAATACCTTTGCGATGACGATGGCATCGGCCTTCATATCAGTCCAAGTTTTAGAAGTAATTTTAGAAAATCTGACCTCGAAAAGTTAAGTCTTACTGAAGTGTTTGACAGTTCACTGTTTGAAGTTGAGGAGGTGTAAAGAATGAATAATGAAAAATTAATCGAGAAGTACGAAAAAATGAAGGCTAACAAGAAAAAACTGACATCGGTTGATTTGATTTTGAAAGACTTACAATCTTTGGACGAACCAGAACCGTTGCCATTTAAACTAAAAGATGTTGTTGGTCGAATTAGAGGGTTTGACCCGTCAACTCAGACAAGATGGCTTAATGCCATTCTAAAAGAATTAGATAGCGACTATGGTTTGATGAAATATCGCAGTGGTTACGAACAAGGTAAATTTGAGGGAGCATTGGTTGGAAATCAATTAAAAGATGCTGATAAGATTCAAAAAGAATTAAATAAAGTGCTTCTACCTAGTTTTATAGATGACTGGATTTTTAAATGTCAACTTTTAAATGATTTTAGTTTGCGTTCTGCACTTGATAGTACTACTATTCATCTCTATGCTGTTAATGGCAAAGTAGTGAAGAAATGGCTTGATAACAGAAAGAATCAAGAACTTTTTGCTAAAGCTTGGATAACTGGCTATGAGGCTGAGAAAGAACCAAAATACAAAGTTAAGGTAAAAAATACAGATGATTATCTAAATGAAACAGAAATTGGATTTCATTTTTTTGACAATGATAAAAACAATAAAACATTTACACGAAAGGAACTAGAATATTCCGATTTTGCTTGGGTGCTAGATTGCCCAGGGATTGAGCTTGAGGAGGTCACAGATTGAAAGATGAAAAAGATTTTATTCTAGCTATCAAGTATCTGGTTCAAAAACTGAAAAACAAAAAACTCAGATAATCTAGACAGCTATGAGTTAGGAAATATCAAGAGCCATGCACGGGATTTATATGAGAGTCTTGTATGGCTGCAGTATGCGAAGGAAGAGGTGGAAGGATGAAACGACCAAACAGATACCCTTACACAAAAAGTCAGTGGGGTGAAGAAATTACGATAATGCATACGAGCGATAACAGTACTTTTAAATTAAGAGTGGAGCGAAATGAAGTTACAGGAGAAACTAGGTAATGAAAAACACACTAATTCGCATCCTTCTAGCTTGGTCGCTTATCGCAACGTGTTTATTATTCATGCAACGTGAAGCACAGAAACCCTTGCTAGTCTATCATGCTGATAGTAAGTATGCTATCACTGGCAAGGTAACGGAAAAACGAAAAATCGGTAGTCTATTCACTATCACAGTAAACGGGAATGTGTTTGTGGTAAGTGAGCAGAAATACAATAATACAGAAATTGGAGATAATGTTGAATTATGAACACTTTAGAAAATGTAAAACAATGGTTTATTGACCGTGACCTCAAAAACGGTGGACGATTAGACAAGCAGTCACTTAAACTCAGTGAGGAATTTGGTGAGTTATGTGCTGGGTATCTCAAGAAGAACGAACAGCTTATGAAGGATAGCATCGGAGATTGTGCAGTCGTGATTGTCGGACTTGCACTATTAATCAAAGAGGATGTCAATCAGATTTTTAAAGAGTCTGGTAGTTTACGGAAGAAAGAAATTACAGAAACATTAATCTCTATCAATGCAAATATCAGTGAGTTTCAACTATCACAAGGATTTGCTAGTAAATTAATGTGCAGACACAATCTGGTACGCTGCATTGGTTATCTAAAGAATCTTGGTTATGATTTTGATGAATGTTTCGAACTAGCCTATCAAGAAATCAAAGATCGTAAAGGTCGCTGGATTGATGGTTCATTTGTGAAAGAGGAGGATTTGCCAGATGAGCGATAACGTAAATAAACCGAGCCATTATATTTCAGAAAGCGGGATTGAAGTCTTGGACGTGATTGATGCGTTCAAGCCTTGCCCTGAATATAAAGCTGTTTTCTTTTGGGGTAACGTAGTGAAGTATGTTTTGCGATTCCAAAAAAAGAATGGACTCGAAGACCTGAAGAAAGCTAGAAAGAACCTTGATTGGTTGATTGAGGAATTGGAGAATGAGAATTAAAACATCGAATGGTGCAATCATCAACGTTAACAAGATAAAACGCAGTATTACGATTGAAGGAATCGAGCTCGGTTCAGATTGTCGTGCTTTGGTCTCTAAACATAGAGATGGTACAGGGACTATTACATTAGTCTTTGATGAAAAAGTTATTTAAAATTCAATAGGCTTAGAAATATTACACGGCATAGAAAAGAGGTGAACGATGCCTTTCTTTCCTGATATAAATGAATCAAAAACAAAAGAAAATGCCAAAAGAATTCTGAGAGGATATCTCAGATGGAGAAGAGTAGCTAATGACATAGATGGACAGAAGGTAACAACAACCTACTCATTTATGCCACGGTCTCAATCTTCAGTCAGGGTTAGCCAAGTTGAGAAATTGGCCATCCGAAAAGTTGATGCTGAACTTGAACTTGATGCGATTGAACAAGCAGTAAGTAGTTTACATGATCCCATCTATCGTAGAATTCTTTTTGAAAAATACCTTCAGTGGGATTGTAAAAAAGATGAAGCAATCTTAATGGATTTATCACTTTCAGAAAGTTCTTATTACGATATTTTGGACAGGGCCTTAATGGCATTTGCTGAATTATATCGAAATGGTGAACAGGTTGAAATTTTAGAATAAAAAAAATGGAGTTTTCTTGGAGTTTTTTTGGAGTTTTCTTGGAGTAAATTTGGAGTAAGTTCGGAGTAAATATACGATTTAATGTGCTAAAATTATATTATGAAATAATTATGAAGGCAGGCACAACCTGCCTTTTCTTGT